GTCCCAGTCTTGCGAATATGGGTTAGTTCCTACTGATATATGACACCAATTCCTATTCTTTTGTAAAAGGGCAACTATCGGATTAAAATATTGTTTACAAGCTATTAAATAATCTATGGGGCCTGCCGCAAAAAGGCGTGTTTTATGTGCCTTATGTACGGGCTTTCGTTCATCTTTTAAAGTATCCATGAAGATATGATCAAGAACAATTCCTTGCTTCGCATTTTCTATTATTTGATTAACTCTTAATTTCAAATGTTGACATTGTCTTGAACTTAAATCATATTCTTCGCCATTTCCAAAGAAGTTTTTCCTATTTTCATAGCCTTTCATATGTACAAATGGGTATCCTGGTGACGTATTCCGTTTTATCGCTTGAATAAATGGTTCTCCTTCAATTCCTTTGACTGCTTCTTCGAATGTATAATAGTTTTTAATATTTGCATTCTGTGTTTCATCGTTTTTCTTAAGAATTGAAGAGACTTCATCTATTAAAGCCGATCGCGAATAACTTATTAGTTCTTCAGAAATGGCAGTGGGTATATTCCCCAAACTGCCTATTCTATAAGCTCTCGGATCAAAACTTTCTCCTTCGATCGTCACTGGTCTCAATGCACATGGTTTTGTTTTTGGGGGGGTTATCGATGCATAGCACAAAGAGGGTTCGATTTTCGACTTACCTGGTTGTGCCACAGGTCTTTCAACAGCGCCGAGCCTTACAAATTCGCAATGCTCAGGGACCTGACTCTGTTCTCGTGGGTATTCTAATAGTGGGGTTCGTATACGTTGTTCAAATTGCTTTTCCTCAGGAAATAAAGACAAAATCTTTAACACGTCTTCTTGATAGATTGGTGTTGCAAATCCTTGTCCCGTTCCCTGCATTCCAGCAACATGAATTCCGCATATTTTACCGGGATTTATTTGTGTATTCCTTACTATTAGTGGGGCCCCACATTCCGTTGGTCGCGTGTCCATATTATATGTCCACGCATCTCGTATGTACCTTAATTCAGCCGTTTCTTCATCTCCAACTGCGAGTTTTTCCGTTCTTGTTAATTGCGATTTTCCAGTTCCAAAACGAATGAGCAATACTGCTCGATCCGAATTTTTCATTTCATTCGCAACCAACACGGGCAAACAAACAGATGTACTATCCACTCTAAACATATTACTTCGAGAAACAAAAGATGATGTCGCATCAGTATGTACTATAGAAGTCTCAACAGCTAACGCCATGAGATCTCTACTCCATACCGGGCCACTTCTTTCGTCGGGGGATTCGTAGTCAATTTTCGTCTTAAGTAAATCTCTTATTTTTATTGCAAAGGATCGTTTTAATAAAACTGCTTCAAAACTTACCGTAGCTTCAGGATCATTTGACAAAGATTGTAGAAATGCGGTCATATAGTGCTTGGGCATTATTGCAATTTTCCCTCTCAGGAAAAGAACATGTCCAATCACTACATCACGCGTAGATTCTGTTATCTTATACAAATTTTTCCTTGCTACTGACATAAGTAATTCTGCTGCATTTATATCTTTAAC